TTAATTCATGTGTTTAACAATTGATTTTGCAACCTCTTTCAAAGTGGCAGCATAGTTAGGGTCTGTTGCATATCCAGCTTTGGCGATTTCATCAAAAAACTTACTGTAATCACCTCGAACTGTCAACGCTTTAGCATATCGCTTATTCTTAAAAAAGAACTGCGCATGATCATTAAAACAGTCTTCGGGTGTGTTGTATTTTCTAAAATAATCCTTGCCTTTATGCTTAAACATTTTGATGCCATTACGAACAACAGGAGTTGTTGAAATAGCAATAGGCATCGGGTTGTTTATGCTTCTAGTGTACTCGGTTGTAGTTATTAACTGCTCATTGCCATTAATACCGTCCGTGTCTTTTACTCCAAAAAACATATTACCCGGTGCAACATCACCCCAAGCACTTTCAAGAGCTGCCTGCGTTAGTGTAGCGACTGCCGAAAATCCCGTTTTGGCTTCAACTTCCTTTGCGTGGGACTTGTATTTTTCTACAAATAATTTTGGTATCATAATTTTATATTTTTAACTCAACAACAAGAAACCCGCTATCTCTTCATCGCTCATGATAGAGGCGATACAATGGCCGCCTTTACGCCACTTGCTAAAATCTATTGCATACAGCAAGTAGTAAAACAACAACCCAAACCAACTAAGCGACTTTTCAAGCCTCTTTTTACCAAGGCAACTCGACAACGTTTCACCAAAAACCCCGAACTTATAACCTCCTGTAGAAAATATTAAATTCCAAAAGTCCGGAAACAGGAAATTCGCAAAAACATCTACTTTAAAAGCCTTAGTAAATTTTCGTTTGGCAGTAACTTTAAACCATTTTCGATGACGTACATTGATGACCATCATTGTAATTTCGTCTAGGATATAGACTAATACAAACAGTATCAAGGCGATAATTGGCAATACAAATCCCATTATTGCAAATTCATTAAGATTAATTCCTTCACCGTCATAGGTTCATAGCCAAAAACTTGATTGTTGAATACTGAATTTATTTCTGCATCAGTTTCAGCATTCATGGCAGTTACTAATGAACTCTTATTACCAGTTCTCAAATATCTATTGTACTCATTCGTGTAACGATTGTACAGCATGTCATACAATGCTGGATTTTGAGCCTGTAAATAATCATCGGCAGCGAAACGCTCTTCTTTCAAAATCTTACGCAGTTTTTGACTTGAAAAACCGACGACCGTTTCAGTGCCGTCCCCCAAAAACACAGGCAACAGATTAAAATAATACGGCTGTAAACTTTTAGAATAGGCGATTTCACCCGCCCAATCTAGGTAGTGAATGGTTTTGGCCATGCCAACAAACACATTATCATAATTAACACCATTATAGTTAAATGTCTCAATGATTTGGTTATAAGTTAATCGCACCGCCTCACGTCCTGTTTGATCATAATAAGATTTCGATACCTTTTGACCTTTCATATTATAAACCGGCTCTTTTTCAACCAAAAAAGGCAAATTGTCAAATGATATATCACTAAGGGTATTACCGGATGTTTGATATAAATCAAAGTAATAATTAAGTACTATTTGTGCGCTCATTTTATTTAATTTTAAGGTAATTCGATATACTTAATGTTAATAATATCAAATGTTTTGGTCGACACTTTTAATTTCAAATTTTCAGCAGCTATGTCTGTTAAAGTACTTCTTAAAACATTATCAACATAAATATACATCACTCCACCAATCCACCTAAAATCAAAAGTTTTTGTACACATTGTGTCCATATTTGCAGATGAATTTGAACCTATAATTTGAAATACCGAACCATAAGCATTTGCAGACGTTCCCCAGCCATACGTAGGACACCAATATATCATGGAGACATTACCACTCCCTTGACGATTTAAATACATACTGAATGCTTTCGAATTATCTGAAGCTTTAACTAAAATTATATGATCATCATTATATTCGTTATTAACCGTATATCCTGTAGGTGTTTTTGCAATTTGAAATCGAACATAAAAATTTTTTGAAATATTAAAAATTTTATTCCAACGATTTGTACCTCTTGATTCGTATGTTATAACTTTAGCTTTGTCGCCAGCTGAAACATCCAAAATACCTGTTGGTGCTTCCCAATCTGATGCTAATGGTGCATATACAGTACCCAGTACAATACTTAAAGCATTTGGATAAGTTGCGGAAATCCCATTATTTAAAGTAACCGCAAATAATCCTTCAGCTGCTCCGGTAGTAACATTGACTTTAATCAAATTATCGCTTACAAATACGATATAATTGATTGTTTGTCCAACAATTGAAACCGTCATTGTTGGTGTAAAAAATGCCCCTTTTATTGTGAAATTAGTTGTTGTACTTGGTAAAGTACTATCAGGTATCAAAACTTCCATATACGGAGCCGGAGCAGTCGCAATAGAATACATCTTCAAGTTACCACTAGCATCGGTACTTAACACTTTATTTGTAGAAATTACGCCATCGTTACGGGTGTTAGGATAATTGGATAGTTTCAAATCTTTTTGCATCCATAAGGTTATTTCTTCTACATCTGCCGTAGTAATGGCAGGTTGTCCAGTTCCAAAGCTTCGACCACGCAAAAGCAACTTAAACACACGTCCAGTATCACTTAATTGGTATTCAACAATTTCATTGGCAGCAACTACCAAAACAACTGCCAAAGCATTGATATAAGCAACAAAACCCGCCGCATCCTGTGTGGCCAAGTTAGCCGATGTGATTGTTTTAACGGTTGTGGTCACATTGGCCAAGCCTGCAAGTTTTGTTTGTTCCGCTGCACTTATTAATCGTTCCCCGGCAACTTTGTCAACTTTATTAGCCTGTAAAAGTTTACCCATCTCAGCCGTTAAGGCTTTTGTAGTTCCGCCGGTAGTCAAATCATTAACCAATATTGTACTAAGCGAAGTCTGCACGTTTTCAATAGCGTCAACGATTTCTTGTACCGTGTCTAGGTTTACGTTGTCCGAAGTCAACAGCGCGTTAATCCCGTCAATTTGAGTTTTCAGAGTTTTAACCGTTTCGGCACTGGCCAATGACGTAGTACCGCCAGTAAGCAGATCATTAACGATGTTTAGGTACTGATATGCAATTTTAGCAGCATCATCCAAAGGCGCATAACCGCCTGCAATGCCTTTTTTATTCTTGTCTTCTTTGGCTCCAAACTCTGTAGCGTGGGCGTTGGTATCTGTCATGTGGCCGTTAAGCTGTGAGATTTCAGCCTTAGCTGCTAAGTTGCTTGTAAGGTTTGAAACCGCACTTTGAGGAATCGTTTCTCCTTTGTTCCAAAAACTACCCCACGAAGCCCAAAATTGAGCCTGTGTAGGCTTTTTGCTCGTCATGAACCATTCGTATATTTGTGCTAATGTTGCCATATTTATTCTATCCTATATATTCAATAAATAATACTACTCGGTAAGGGTTAAGCAATGAAAAGGATTGACCACCTCCAATCGGGGGAGTGGTAGCATCCTCATATTGCGAGAATGGGTAGTCGTCAGATGCAGTGTCGTAGCCACGTCCTGGAATTGCTTTTTTATAGGTAAAAGAAATAGGCGGCAATTCCGAAACCGAAAGGGTTTTATTTTTTGCTCCTCCAGGCTTACCTATTTCATTAAATTCACTCTGAGAATCATCAAAACCTACCGGCATACGTCCACGCCAATCAACTACTTCCGCCCATCCTGCTGGAATATCGGCGGCGGGTTTGTTCCAAAGAACCATACCTCCTCCAGCTTGAAAAACAGCAGCTTTTTTTTCTAAAACTGTCATGCGTGACATTAAAACGATAATAGGGTCAGGGCGGTTAAAGCTCTCCCAAAGCCATGAAGTTTCAGCCGTTCCAAAAGTGGCAAAGCGTTCATAATGCACCACTTTTATTTCGCCATTCTCAAACTCTTTTGAACTTTCATTTTGAATGATAATTACATCGGGACCTACAAAGCCCGATTTGAATTTCAGTACTTCACCATTGATAAACACATACCCATCGCTTACGCTAGTTCCAGTAACAACACAACCCGACAGAATGGTTAAATTCCCTGCTAAATTCCCAAGTTCATTAAAGACACTGTAAGCCGTTTGCAGTTCTTGCAGTCTTTCGGCTTTAACTGGAAAGCCTCCTGTTTGTACAAAATTTGTAATATCCATTTATATTCCAATTATGGCGTACCGTTTGCCGCCTGCTTTATATAATTCAATATGTGCTTTTATAGCATATATTTCTCTGTTCAAAATATCAAAAGGCACATAGACAATAAAGTCCAGTCCTGTGTCGGCCGTTTCGGCTTCCGTGTACACATACATCGTACCTTCGTTTCCTTCAGCTTCAGTATTTGTAAAAACGTCTTGTGCCTCAGCTTCGGTGTAGATGTAAGTCGTCGGGTTCTGCTGGCCATCGCCTAGATATATCCGCCTTTCAATAGGGTCAAACTTATCGTTTAACGACCCACGTAACGAACAAATTTGCCCTGTATGTTCCAGCTTGTATAGGTTATCAATCCGCCAATTGTACCAGGAATAATAAACCTGATTAATCGGTTTCAATAATACCTTTACAAAGGCTATTGTCGTGCTGTCCCGCCACTTGGTAGGCAGCATTTCTGCACCGAAATTGTACCAATTAATATCAAACCACATACGTTATACCGTCATAATTAACAACCTTGAAATAGCCACTTACGGCCAACTTTGAAATAAATATCGTTTGTGGTGCATCATAGCCGTTTATTTCAGGATTAATCCAGGCACTTTGAGCACTCAAAAGAGTAACATCATTTACACCAGGAATCAACTGTAGCTTATCGACCAAAGCCGAAAGGCGCAATTCACCATTAAAAGGCAGTTCTTTCATAAACTCCTGCAAAGCTTCGATTACCGGATAATTTGCATTAAGAATGCTCATTCCTTCATCATTTAAAACTTTAGGGTCACGTTTGATTTGCAGGTTCAAATACAACAGGTCTGCCTTATAATTAATAATTGTGATTAATCCAGGCCATTTAATTTCTTTGAAATAAGCTTCGATAGCTTCTATTTGTGCCGGGTCCGTAAATTCAGTTAAAACACCGCCTATTTCACCCGCTATCTTTATGATAATTCTGCTTTCGGTTTCCGATTCACCCACCGCTGCATACTTGATAATCTTAGAAGCTTCAATTTGTTCAGCTGTAGCCGTTCCATTATCAAAATAATCTTTGTCAGGCACTAAATCGAAACCGTATTGAAACTGCAAGGCCATCGTTTTATACCAGGGCAAAGTACCTGACTTTTGATTTCTGATTTTGTCATCAGTTTCCACAACGTGTTGATCAAAAAAGCCTTCAAAAATCCAAATAGCCGTAGCCACTATAAATACAAAGCATCTAAACATAGCGTACAAACTGGTTGAATTTAATTTGGCTGATAGAACTTCATTCGAAGTAATATCATCTAACATTAATTTTTGTATGCTTGCTAAAGGTCTTGCCATGTTATTGTACTATAAAATTGTCTTCGATTATCCAAAACCCTATACCCGAATCACCCTCTACAATTGCCTTATTTTCTTCGGTCAATGAAGTGGCTGGCTCTTTTTTGTTTATTTCAAAATAGTTCACGACTTCCTGATAGCCGTAGTCTTTATTTGGAAGCTCCAAAATTTGTCCGGGAACTAACTCCTGTGTAATTCCTACATTGTTTAAAATTGCTATGTCAAGCACGGCCTCAACAGTTCCGCAATGCCTTATAGCCACATCAATTAAAGATTGATTATTTAAGACTGTTATCTGACTCATCTAATTCAAATTGCTTGTAAAACTTCTTATTGATTATAGTAATCATAATCTTTGCGTATTTGAATCCTAAGCTGTCCAGGTTCTCCAAAAGGCTAATTAACAACTGCCAAATAATACCCAATAAAACCGCCCAATACAGCCACGAAAATGGATCCAGTTCTATATCCATTATTTTGATAAAATTGGCATTTTGGGCAAAGGTGTTCAAGATGTAAATAGGCACTAAATAAGTTGCTATTTTAAAAATCATTCTGCCAAACTTCCTGCTTTCGTGGCGTTCGCCTCTTTTCATGGAAGCCTTAACACCTGTGTACCATTCTGAAATCAATAAAACCACATAAGCAATTAAAAACAGATGGTTAAACCCAAAAAGAAAACTAACAGTTGAGAATATAAAAGCCACAATTAAATCGATTTTAATAATAGAAGTTGATGAGTAAACAAAGCCAAAAGAGCTTTTAAAAAATTCATCCACATCAGTAAAACCGAATCCTTTCAAAAAATAGTTAATCATCCTAATCATATTTCAATGTTTAAATTTTCAATCCCGTTACTGGTATCAATAACCGGATTACTGTATCCGTCCATATTAAGCTGAACTTTTAAATCACGTTTAAACTCGTCAACCGTAATGGTTCTTTTGATGTAATTGATAGCCCCAAAACCTATTACAGGAAACTCTTTTATTTCTCCAGGTTGTAAGTCTAAAATATCTTCTACGTGCTGTTGATCACTTTGACCTATGACAAAATCACCATCAGCAAATGCCAAAGCTCCGTTTTCGTCTCTCAATATATCCTGTCTCATTTTTAGCTTATTGTTCCGGTTCCGGTTCCGGTGTGGTTGGTAGCCGTTCCGGTTGTTGTTACGTTTACGTTTACCGTTCCCGACTTAATGTATTCTTTTACGGCCTGCATGAACTTTTCAGCATATTGTTCTTTTGCCGTATCGTAATCCGTTGCTTGAATCATTTCGTCCTGCAGGTCGATTATTCTCTGTTTAAACTGAGCATCATTAAGAGCCATTAGCTTAGTAATTGATTGGTTTTATCCTTTAATTGTTGAAAAATCGTTTTGTCTGCAGGTGAAAATTTACCTGGTCCCGATGGCGTCATAATGATTGCTTTATTCAACTGCTCAAAACCATCGTTTAAAATTGATTTAAGGCTTACGCTCTCATTTTTAATAGCGAACTTTCCGTCTTTCATTTCAAACAATTGTTCACCTATTTTGATGGTTACAATCCCGTCTTTAAATTCGAATAGTTGATCACCAATTTTAATGATCACTTTTTCGATCTCAGACACCTTTACTATGAACATTGAATCCGAATCGTCCAGCCTTGCAATTACCACTTTTGAACCTACTTTAGGATAAACAGTAAATTGACTTTCCAAGCTGTCAATAATTGCATTAAGCTGTACATCTTCGTAATCATCAACCGTACACGTATCGCCATCAATAGCTTTAACTATACCGACAATGAGCGTGAACTTTTTTCGTTTTTGTCCCAGGACAACAATTGCCTGTTTTAAAAATTCATCCACTTCGCTCATAACTTATAACTTAATGTGTTTGTACGTTTTATTCCATCCGTACCGTTTACATCAATAGTAACGGCCTCTATGAAATACCTTCCGTCCTGATGTCTGTCTTTATAATAAGGCCTGTACAGTTGTGCCGCTTCACCTGGCTTAGTTCTTGGATAACACCAGCTATCTAAAGAGCCGTCAAAACCATCATAAGAAACGCTTGTTTGTTGCTTGTTTGCCCAAACTTCAAGCTCTGTTTTAGTCATGTTTGGCCATAACTTGATAGTCTTTTCATCGCCTCCTTTTTCGCCTTTTGATACCTTCAGAACCGTTCCGTTTGCCTGCTTGCTTTCAACAGTCAAAAAGATAGGTTTGCTATCTTTTTGCTCAAATTTCAAATTGCTGCCACGTCTTACATTTTCACTAAAATTGAACTTGTGAACCTTTTCAGCTTTAAAATCGACTATCATTCCCACGCATAGCGTAGTTGGATTTTTAAAGTACGCCCTGATACCTGCTTTGTCTCGAAGCTCTTCGAGTACATTGTAAGGAGTAGCATCTTCTATTAACCATTTGCCTATGCTATAATCAGCGTTACACTCAATAGTGTAATTTGATGGTACTACAGCCTTTAAAATATCAATGAGCTTTCCCGATTTTATAAACTTAGTTGTCCTACGAGCTTTTTTAAGCTGAAACATTTCGTCTTCGCATTCCAAAAGCAAAGGCATTTCGGCACCTATTTTTGTAATATAGCCCTCAAATTCCGTTTGTAAATCGCCATCATAACCCAGTTCTATTTTTATAGCAGCACCACGCCACATATAATCTAAAATTGATTTACCAGCAATGTTTACGGATTTCCCGACTAAATCAACGGCATTACGAAACTCCCTTGGAAGTTCCAGTTTGGCAGTATTTGAAAGAACCTGAACACTCGACTCAATATGTATCGATTGGCATACGGTAAACTGTAGATTATCAGCAATAGTTATCCTTAAACTAATATCATGATACAGGTAATTCATTAACTATTTGGCTTTAATAATGTAAAGTTTACGGCTTTAATCGAACTGGCATTTATTGTAAATTGTACGGTGTCCTGATAACCTTCTACACGTGTAAATGAAATTGAACGGAAATAGATACTATCAATGTCCAGTTCTTCAAATTGCTTGCCCACAACCTTAACAACTCCGTTGTACTTCCAGTTTTTATTTAACCTGCGTATTTCGTCAGTTGGATAAAAACGGTTGTTCAAATCGATAAGCAGGCCGTTTATAGTAATGTCCCAGGGCTTAGTACCCCATCGCTCAATTACTATCGGGTCATCGTCGTTGACTTCGGTTTCAATCAATGATTTTTCCTGTGAAAAACCCATTAATAAAGGAGGTGCAAAAATGTTCCCCCTTTCACCGTGAAGTATCGCTGTGAACTCCAAAACATCCAGTCCAGGTATTTCAAACTTGCAATACTCGACACTCGAATCAATGACCGGGAATAAGTGAAAATTATAGTCCTTATCGGCTTTTTTCTCAACAAAAACTTTGTCGATTTCGTTTCCTATGGCCATCATCCCAAAAGCAGCAGCATAACGTCCAACCAAATCAATAGTGATGTTTTTAGGAAATTCCGTTACATCATTAAAAACCTTTTTATAAGCGTCTGTTACTGCCATTACATTGGGATTTTTGGGGTTACTATACCTTTATCGATTAACCATTTAACTTGAGCCCATTTCTGAGCCCAAACGTTATCCGGCAATTGTTCCGGGAATGGAATATGAAGTATGTGGCTTATCATTGCATCCATTTTAAAAATGAAATCACCTTCGCCCTCTTCAATTAATCCAGGACAATCTTCTAGTACTTTCCCAGTCTTACTTCAGCAATTGGCATTATTTCGGCAATGGCCGCCACAGCTGACATAAATAAATGACGAGATGCCAATACCTGTTCAACATCGGTATGTAAACAGTTTTTAACCAATAGTTCTTGAGCTTTCTTCGGATTTACAGACGAATATTTCATATATTCACCCATTACCACACGGTCAGGAACACTAACCACAACTTCGATTACGATGTTTTTTACTTCATCTTTTAACCAGGCACGTTGTAGATATTCTACACCGCCTACTTTGTCTATTATTTCCTGACTAACTTCTTTTTTAGCTTTTGACATTATATTATGTGTTTAAATTTGATTTAAAAAAAGCCCTCCCGTAAGAGGGCTGAAAAATGAAAGAGAGATAGAGAGAGCAGCTTAAGCCGCAATGTTTAATTTAACATCCAAGGCAAACATGGTGTATTCTTTTTTCAAGCCCATTTCACCAGTGACCTCACGGCCTTCGTTTTGGAATTTCACCAAAACCTTATCAGTGACAATTACATTAAATTCATTTGTAAAAGTGAATATGATGTAAAATGGCGGAATGTCTAAAATACTGCCTCCTTTGGCCGCTAATTCAATAGGAACAATGTCATGCATCATGATTCCAATTGTACAGCTCGGAGTTCTTTTACCACGGCTCCAACTGGAAGCGTTTTGACCAAGTGTCCAGTTTAACTGATGTTCTTGCTCATTGCCATAATTAGCAGACGTAATTTCAAGAGGGACACCGTTTACAAATGCCTCACAATCGGCACTATCATAAGCTTTTCCGTTTCGGGTTATTTGTGGCATTATTGCTTAGATTTTAGGTTAATAGTTCCGTTCAAATAGCCTAATACACCCGTAGGCTGTACATTGTAGGCTACTTTTAATTCTTTTGCGACCAACAAATCGCTATCGGGGTCAATGGTTGTTTGTCCTGAAGAAATTTCGACAGCGTTTTTCATATCCTTAAATATGTCGTCGCCAATAGCTTCAAGACCAACACGTACTCCCGTAGGTAATTTACCGTTACCATCAACCGGATAGGTCTTTTTGATTTTTGGTAAATAAGCGGTTCTAAGCTGTCTAGCGCAATCATCCATTACACGCCCATACGCAATAGTATGTTCATTCATATTGCCTTCTGAATCGATGATTTTAGGAGCGCAAACGTGGTCGTTGTTGATGCGTACACCAGCAAGTCCTGGATAAGTGACTCCAAAAACATAGCCCTTGTCTTCAAAAGTTTGCAATTGCTCGAAAACCTCCTTATTAGTTTGATGGCTTGACAGTCCCGGAACCATCCAAGCCCCTTTGGTCGCATCCATTAAATTGAAGGCATCGTTATCGCCAATATTCTGATTTATGGCAGCAGCTGCACATACACCTAAAACGGTACCAACATCAGCAAACTTTTGAGCTAAGCCCGTTTTAGTTTCCGCATATTGCCAGTCCTGACCAATAACCATTGTTACTTTGGTCGCTTCCACATTTTCAATATCCCGTAAATTAGGAACTACAGAGCCTAACCCGCCTAATTGATACCCTTCTAAAAAGATATGTGTAGGCATGAACTGGTTGTAAGCCCATTCGGCCGCTCCCTGAGCAAATGGAATGGAATCAAAAACATCGGGTACTAATCCATCAACCGGCACACCTGCTACAGTAGGATTCAAAGCCACCGCCAATTGACGCACCTTGAAATCAGAATCTACCAACAAGCGTTTTAACATGTCGCCTGCAGTATCCTGAACAATTGTTTTTAAGGTTTCTGTTTGAGCAACCGCCATGAAGTTCAATAAAACACCTTCACCAGCTTGACGGAAAAACTCACGTACATGCCTATAGACATTGACGTTATTGTCTTTATCAAAGGCTTCTGTAATGCCGTATTGTGCAGCATCGTACAAGCTGTATAGCCCAACAGTTTCCTTAAAGGCTAAGGCTGGGATAACAGGCGACCCTATAATAATAGCGGAAACCTTTCTGTCGTTGTCCAGCTTGTTAGCCCCAACTTTGCCCTTTTTTATATTTACAGCATCTAAATTTGCCATTGTTTAAACTAGTTTTAAATTTATTTTTGGTCTCCGGTATCTTTGTTTCCGTCAGTTCCAGTCTCAGTTGTAGCTCCTACAACTGGAATAGCTGCTGTCAACTGTTTTAATTTCCAATCATAAACCTGTTTTACCGATTTACGATCATCACTTTCAAACTCCTTTAAACCTTCTAAGGAATCTATCGCTTTGATTTTAGCAATAGTATCATTCGCATTCAGCTCTTTTTTATCAGATGCCGTTTCTGTAGCTTTTTCAGGACGTTCAAACTTGATCAGTTTTTGTCCTGGCTTCAAACTCAGAGAAGCAAGATTTTCCGATGTGAAAAATTCACCTTTAGGATTTGCCCAAAGGATTTCATGTGCTGTAGTAGCAAACAGCGTTTCCGCTGCTTGCTTAATTGTATCTTTACTCATTTACTTTGGATTATCCGTTAGACGTTACCAGCGCACCAATTGAACGGGCTTTTTTAGGAGACACTAAATAATAGTGACGGTAGTTTACGGCTGCCGCTTGATTTTGCGTATCAGGCTGATCGTAATACATTTTGGTAGTTCCTTCAGCTCTGAACATATCAGGAGCATAGAACGCTACAGATGCCACGTTGTGAATGGCTGGGTTAAAGACCGAACCAAAACTCACTTTGGTATTGTCGGCTGCCAAGTAGAAAGGCATTTCATGATACAAATACACTTTGAAACCGTGGAACAATGGTCTTAATTGACCTGTAGCAATGTTCAAGTAATCTTTGTAAAAGTCTTTTACTTCTTTCACAATGTTGGTATTGTGCTTGGTATTTAATACCAAAATACGGTTACCGTCATCAGGAACACCTGCATTAGTCAATGCACCACCCAAATCGATAATATCATTTACCGTGGCTAATTTTTTACCGGAAACAACAGCACCCGAAGTACCAATTACAGGAGTATTAACCGTATGCGATTGGGGCGCAAGGGCATGAGCAGCTTTAGCAAATTTCTTCGCTAAAATAGCGTTTTTGTGCTTTTTGTTTACTACAGCAATTTTATCGTAAGTGATAGCATATAGCTCATCATCGGTTACTTTGGTTGCTTTGGTTGTATATTTATCCAATTGAAAAGCGATGTCGCCATCAGCCATAGTTTCGTAACCAATTGGGTAAGTAGTGTTATTGATTAAAACGGTTGGGTCAGCTCCAATATCGACTAAATGAATTACCTGATTTTCGCCACTTCCTGAACTTTGAACCCATCTACTTTCGTCGGGGATTTCATTTAAGAATGATGCTTCAATTTGAGGTTGAAAAGATTCTACTAATTCACCTGTCCATATCTCACGATATACCCCTGCGTAAAGCAAGCCTTTTACCTTGTTTGGAAAAATGAACTGTAATCCGGTGCCTAAAGCGAAAATGGTCATAGCCACGGCAAAGGCACATAGATCAGCTACGAAACTAATTAGAATCGCTGCCATGATGGCTAAACAGATATTGCACAGAATAGCCGGAATTGAAATTTTACGTTGTTTACTCATAGTTTTTTAAATAGGTTTAATTAATTCTAACCCGCCAAGATTATTTTACTGCCTAAAAGCTTTTTACTTCTTGTATTTTGCGTTATACAATGCGTTCCATGCTTCCGGGTCATTCTTTGACAAGGCTTCAAAACCTTTTGGATCTTCTTTTTGCCATTTATCCCAGTCCCAAGCTTCACGCCCTGCAGCTATAGGAGCATTAAAACTGTTTCCTCCACCATTAGGAATTTGGCCAGTAATGGTTTGACGTGCTGGAATAGCTGCCAAAACAGTATTCAAAGCTTCAATCCCTGATGCGTTTCCGATAGCCTCATAAGTTGCTTGATTGGCAGCAGTAATTTTACCTTCCTTTTTAGCTTGATCAAGTGCAGCAGTAATAGCTGTTTTGCCAATATTAGCCAAAGCCGTTTCAGCTGTAGTAGCTTTCTCATTAGCAATTTTCAAATCATTTTCGGCTTTTGTGATTCTGCCTTCGTAATGAGCTCTTACAGCATCAATGACTGCTGTATCTGAACTTTCAGCGGTTACGCCTTGTAAACACAAGGCTTCAATAAGTGGTTTTTTCATATTGTGATCTAAATTTATTTGTTGTGAATTTTCAGGATTGAGTAAAGCTGTGAACTGATAATACATTCCTTCAGCTCCTAATTCTTGTGGATTATAACTAGCGTTTATCGTATCGCTTTCGGCTTCAATAATTTCAGAAATAAGACCTTCCTTTAAGGCTTCTTCAGCATCAAACCAGTTATCGCCAATCATCCACTTGGCTACGTAGTTTTTAGGTTTTTTAAGGCTTGAAGAAAGTAATTGTATAAGATTTGTTTCAATAGAACGCAATACTTTAGCGTTGTTTTCATGGTCTAAAGCATTACCATTAGTACTGCCCGAAGGTGCATGAATCATCATAAATCCATTTCTCACCATTTTAGGTTTTTTGTCTTTGCGGGATTGACTGATTATTGCAGCCATCGAAGCAGCTATACCAATGATTATAAGATCAACATCTTTTTTACTATTCTGAATCGTGTTGTAAATCAAATTACCATCAAATACAGAACCGCCATAGCTGTGCATCTTTACAGTTATTTGACTGTACTTACCTTCTAACTGAGAGAATAACGAAACGAATTCCATTCCGTTTCCATCCCAAATTACACCGTATGCGGTTATCGTATTATCCTGTACCTGAAATATCATTTTTAAAACTTTGAAGCAAAGATGTGGTGATAAAATCGGGTACAAAAAATTGTTGGCAAGGGTTGCAATCATTTTAGTTTACCCCTTGATTTATAAAGATTTTTGCCTATTAAAACACTAAAAAAACATGTCGAATTTGCTCACTAATCAGGCGAAAAAAGTAATGGCCGAACGAATGTTTGTAGAAGACGGAATGACGGCTAAAGCCATTGCCGAACAGCTTGACTTATCAGAACAAACATTATCCAAATGGAGAAAAGGGAAAGAAGGAGAAAAATCATGGGATGATAAACGTGCTGAAATGCTGGCTTCACCCCACAAGATTCGTGAAATACTATTAAAAGAATTAATCCTGGTATCTGAAGGCAAAGTTTCAAAAGTAGATGCCGATGCACTGGCCAAAATAAACAAGGTTATCGAAAGCCTATCGGACAAGATTAGTGCCCAGGTAGTCTTTTCAGTATTCAAAGAGTTTGATAACTGGATGGCAGACCAAGACCCCAAAACCGCTGTACTCTTTACCGAATGGCACAAACAGTTTTTATTATATAAAATCAATTTAGAAGGCTAATGACTCCAGCATTACAAAAATTACTCAAGCAGTACGAGGAGCATTGCAGAAAAGTAGCTCAAGCAACGACCATAAAAATAAATGAAAGTCCGGGAGATAAATTAAAACGTATCAAGTGGCTTGAAGAAGATTATGTTAGATGGTTTGAATATTATTTTCCAATGTACGCCAAGGCTCCTTGTGCGCCTTATCATATTGAAATGGCTAATTTGATTATTTGGAATCAAATTCTTGATATTCTTTTAGAAATATATCGTTCCGGCGCAAAATCTGTCCATGCCGATATGGGAATACCATTGTATTTATACTTTACAAAAGACTTGTTTTTCATGCTTTTGATTGGACAAACAGTTGATAAAGCAAAAAAACTGATTTCTGATATTCAGGCACAATTGCAATACAATCAAAGGTTGATAAATGATTATGGACAACGCTATAAATATGGCGATTGGTCTGAAGGTGATTTCAGTACCATCGACGGAGCAAAATTTGTAAGTCGTGGTTTTCGTCAGTCGGTTCGTGGTTTAAGGGAACAAACGGAACGCCCCGATTACATCGTAATTGATGACGTTGACAGTAAAGAGCTTTGCAACAACGAAAAGCGTTCCCGAAAGGCTTATGAGTGGGTTTGGGAGGATTTAAAAGGAACCTTTGACGAAGGTTCCAAGCGCAAACGCTTTGTATGTGCAAACAACAACTTTCATAAAAACACGATTATTAACCAGCTCAAAAAGGAGTTTGAACGAATCAACGAAAAGGCGAAAGCAGCTAAGCGAAAAATTAAACACTTTGTTGTTACAGCCAAAGCCGTAAAAGATTTACAACCTGAACTCGATTAA